TCTCTCCTTCACCGCCACATTCTACAAACGCAAACCCCTGATTTTCCTAGAGAAAGTCGGGGGTTTGTGGTTTTTGGCGTCTGGAAAATGGTGATATGGGAACGTTCTGGGAACAAAGGGCAATTTGGTGGCGTTCAATCTGACCTTCCGTTCGAAACCTTCAGTGATGTGTCGCGACGCTTCATCAAGTATGCTGAGCCCCGCTTAGGCCGATTTTTGATGTCTATAGAGGGAGCTATGAACGAGATTCGATTCGCCAGTTGGCGAGATTTCCAGAGCGTTTGCCGGTTCTGGATGCAGCATTTAGTCAATCGAGTGATGCAACGATCAGTCACCTACTACGTGTATGGAAACGATGGTCAAGGCCAGGGCGGTGTTGATCTGGTATCCGGTGATCCAACTCTTGGAGTGGTTGGACAGTCAAAGTGCTGGAATACAAAAATTCTTACTTGGAATAGTATTCAAGAAGAACTGAGAAAAACCCATGACTTTCCGGGTCTGATTGATGTATATGTGATTCTTACAACTGCTCCAAGGCATACGAGCGTTCAGCAATTTATGCCGGGAGATAAGTGCGATTATGAAGAGGGAGGCAGAAAATTTAAGGTTAGGATTTACTACTGGGATGACTTGAAAGATTTGGACTTCATTCCGCGTACGTTGCTTCAGCAAATTTTTCCAAGGTTGTTTTCTCTCGCAGCTCCAGTTCCGCCAGTTGTATCTAGTCGAATAGAGTATTCCCAATCACTTCAGTTCTCCCGAACATTCCTGCCAACATACATATCGCCAGAACATCTTCATTGGGTAGCAACGTGGGATTTTTCCAAGGGATACGTGCCTTCAGAAAAATTTGATTATTTTTCAGATTTTAATATTGAGCTGGATAGAATGCGTCATGGGATGAAAAAAGATGCGCTTCAAAACTGGCTCAATGTGGGTGATAGAAATCAACTTTCGTTTTGCTTGCCAGCAGCGGATCCACTCTTCATGGCGATTCAGAACTTTGCAGATGCTGTGAATGGGAATACGGTGTCAAACTATGTGCAAGGTGTAGGAAAGGTCTATGCGCATGGAAATACTAATGTTGGTTCAGCTGCTCGAATCGAAAATAATTGGAAAGTACATGCCAATACAATTCTTGTGGCTTATAGGGAAATTATATGCGGAGAGTCGCCAAGTTATTGACTGAGATTTCAAGTTTGTAATTAAGATCAGCTCTGTCTATCTGCAGAATATAAATGTTTTTTGGGTTGTGCCGTCTATAGTGCTGTCTGGTGTAGTATGCATGTGATGGGGGCGGGCTAGAAATGTTTGTTTTGAGTATTGCGTTATTGGTGTGCCAAAATTGATTGTGGCTGACGTTCAATAAACTGAGGGGGGGCGATGAAAACTTTTCTTGTTCGCACGCAATATGATGGAAGAGAATATCGGTCTGTTGAAGAAATATTATATTATGATGAGGCTGGTGAGGAGTGCGTTGATCATGAGGCCACTGCGCTTTGTTGTGATATTACTACTTGTGCCGATCAAGGTGAAGATACTTGGACATTCATCATGCGCCAAGTCGAAGCGCGTCTTAATAAAGCAGGCTTTGCTTTTGATATAATTGAGTTTGACGAAGGTCCATAGCATACGGCACGGATAAAGTCTTTGCTGTAAGTTTGTTTTTGTTAAGCGGGGGAAGACGGCCTTAGGCCGTCTTTGTTCCACGAGTCGATAGTTTTGGCGAAACTTCATAGTTTAAGTGCATGCTCCAAAATCCCCACCACATCCGGCCCATCCTCATTAATCCAAGTCCCATAATGCTGCCGAATCATATTTCCATTCGTATGCCCCATCTGCTCCGCAATCCAATCAATCGAAGCCACTCCCGTCGTCAGTAACTGACTCGCATACGTATGCCGACACTGCCCAGGCCCCCGATACCGCACCCCAGCCGCAAGCAAGTGCGCCTTAAAAAACCGATCCCGCACCACAAAATCGCTCACATGCGGCAACCCGCTTTTACTGTTCAGAAACACAAACCGCAGCGTGTGCTTACGAACAGTCTTGTTATCTCGTTCAACAATTTCGACTGTCTCCGCCTTCTTGGCCGGGTTGATCGCGTCAATCCGGCGCAACGCATCCCACGCCGGTGCTAGTAACCGCACCTTTCGCGTCGACCGGCGCGTCTTCGTCACCCGATATGCTCCGCGCACCTTCGACCGCCGAAACGTCACCGTCCCTTGCTCCAGATCGACATCCTCCCAGGCCAGCGCGATCGTCTCTGAAACCCGAGACCCCGCCCAGATCATGAACTGCACCATCAGCACCTCCTGAATCCGCTTCGTGGGCGTTTCGAGGATTTGCTTGATCTCAGCCCTGGTGAACGGATCCGGCGCCTCAGGATCTGGCAACCGCACGAACAACCCCTCCGTAGGATCGTGCGCAACCTTTTTCCGAGTGCGATACAGCCGAAACACCTGTCTCACGTTGCAGATGATGTCTCGAATAGTCTTGTTCTTGAGCCGCTTCGACAGCGTGTCCTGGATCCACTCCTGCAGGTCCAAGTGATCGATCTGGTCGATCTGCGATTTACCCCAGCGCGGCCGGACATGTACCTCGGCCTTATTGGCGTACCCTCGATAGGAGGTCGCGGCGACGCTGTTGCTTTTGATCTTCAACCAGAGATCCAGATAGTGGCCGAACGTGTTCTCGGCCAGCTTGCCCGAGTTGGGAAAGTGCCGGCTGTAATCGAAAGTACCGGCCTGGATTTCGTATTCGATGATGTTCACCAGGCGCGCCGCGTGTTCCCGGTTGGCCGGAGTATTACCGCCGGGGATGCGCTCCCGGCACAACTCGCCATTGAAGCGAAAGTAAACCCGCACTGAGTTTCCGCGGGCCTCTACACCGTCTGCCATATGCACCTCCTGTGCTGTGTTAGAAATGGGAAAGGCCTAGTCCTGAGCCTTCTACTGCTGTTGCAACCTCACTCCTGCCTCAACAACCAAAACAACCCAGCACTTCTTTTTCGCGGCTTTTTAACCCCGCTCCGAGCCTCCTCAGCCTGAAGCCGATCCGCAGCCACCTGCCGCGCCTTGCTGCATTTGCGATGATTCCCATGCGCCCGTGACCTGCCGCATTGGTCGCAAACCCCGTTCAAATCCAGGCACCAGGGGAACGCTTTCCTTTTCTTCATAACGCCCCCCGACCAAAGCTGAAACGCCCGACGTGTAAGCTGAAATTTCGCCCAACAGAGCAGGGCACATCCAAGGGCTCTAGAAGCTCTATTTGCATCGTGTTTCTCCTTTACACATCCCGGCACTACGGCGCCGGGTGATCCTTCAATTGCAGGTCGTTACGCTTGCTGGAAAATCCAGCAGCGCACTGTGGTGCTCCTTTTTTGCATGCCATTGATGACGGCCTGCGACGCACGCACCGCGCTGTAAATCGCCTTGTTGGTCTCTAGCCATTTGTGGCTGTGGCTGTTCACCAGCAGTCCGCGCAACGTCTTGAGATCTGCAAGGCTCTGCCGATGCTCGCTGGCCTTTTCGGCAAACTCGTTGAGGTTGATCGCGATGAGTTTCGGGTCGGTGCTGTGGTTGACCTGCGGGCCTTCGCCCAGGCTTTCGAGGTATTCGTAGACTTCCCAGAATTCGGCAACCAGCGGGTGGTCCGCACTGATCGCGGCTTGCCGCTCCAGCGCCATGACCATCAGTGCCTGGTGCGTCGTGGCGAGGTGGTTGTCATCGAGCGGGCAAACCAGGCGCAGGCAATCGACCAGAGCCATCAACTGGCTGTGGTTCTTGATGATCCGTTCCACGCGGATTTCTTTGAGCTTGCGCAGTTGCTGCTCATGGACCAGCACGCGTTCGGCAAACTTGGCCATCACCTGGGCTTCGGCGCGCACGGCGAGCAGGAGGAAATGGCTCAACTGTTCAACCGGGATCAGATTCAGGTTGTCGGCGGCCGCGCGGCTTTCGGTGGTGACTTCCGGGCGTGCAAAGTGCGATTTGATAATCCGGGTCAGGATCGCTTCGGACGCGCTGACATCGGCGTTCTGACTGATAGCAATCGCGCCCCGGAACGGCGGTTCGTAAGTCTCGTTGCCGCTGGTCTTCATGCCCTTGGTGCCGAGCGTGCCGCCGCCGTAGAAGTCTTTCAGTTCGTCCCAGTCGAAGCCCTTGGCGTGCGCTTTATCTGGCTCGTTGCGGTCGCCTTCGATCAGCACGACCGGCATGTTAGAGACCTGACCCATGGCGCGCTGGCGACCGGCACGGGTCGATTTCGACGGGTCAAAACCTTCATGCTCGCGGCCGAGCAGTTTCCACAGAAAGGTCAGCAGCGTGGTCTTGCCGGCGCCGGCTTCACCGGTGACCTCAAGGAACGGAAAGGACTTGTACCGCGCGCGAATCTGCTCCGCGAACAGCGAACCGAACCAGAACGCCAGGGCGACGATGCCCTTGGCGCCGAAACACAGCCACAGCATTGGCAGCCAGTCAGTGCGGTACTGCTTGCTGTCACGCTGGATGTGCATGGCGATCGACTTCTGCAGCGTCTTCAGTCGCAGCTTGCCGAACTCGAAAAAGTCCTCTTTGTTCACCGCGCTAACGATGCCACCCCGAATGGCCAAGTCGCCGAACACGTAGCAACTGTGCAGTTTGCTGTAGCCGATGAAATCGATGGTCTCGACGGTTTTCAGACCGAACAACTGATCCTTCATGATCTTGTCGAGCTGCTGGCCGCTACCCGTGAACACGGCGCCGGCGGCCATACTGAGCAAACGCTTTTTGAACTCGCTGGCGGCAGCAACTTGGCCACCGGTGAAAGTGTTCTTGACGCTGCCGCTGTCGTGCGGGAAGTCGACGCGGAAGTAGTACCAGGATTCGTCGGTGACTTCGTTGCGTTGGAAGTACAGCGCGCGCGGGTAGCAGTTGGCGATCTCTACTACGCCGCCGCATTGGCGCAGTGCTTTTTGACGGCGCTGTTTTTCACTGAGAAGCTGGTCTTCGTGACTGGTGGACGTCTCCAGCGACTGCATAGCCTTGTTGAATTTCTCCAGGTCCATCTTGAACCAGTACAACCGGCTGTCGAAGCTGAAGTGAAATTCATGACGTTCGCGCCAGTCGTACATCAGAACGCCTTTCTCTGCCGCGCTTTCCGCAATCAGCAAGGATCCGTGATATCGAGCATTAGCCAGGTCCTTTTCGATCTGCTCACTACGTTCGCTCTCGCTATCGATGAATGCCCAGCGCTGATGCAGATCGTTCCAATCGACCTTGCGGCTGTCCGACTGCGGGATCTGCGCGGCTTCGCACTCGTAACCCAGAGCGCGCGCCTGACGCACCCAACGCTTGGTGTATTTGTGCGCCCCGGGTTCGTTGTCCAGTGCCCAAATGAGCTTGGGCAATTTGCCGCCGCGCTGCCGAGCCAGCTCTTTCAGAGACTCTTCAGGGAAGAAGGCCGACGACATCGCTGACACAGCTGCAATGCCGTTATGCACCAGAGCGATGGCGTCGAAGATGCCCTCGACAATCCACAACTCTTTGATGTCCAGCAACTCGACGCATGGCGGGCACCACCAGTACCCACGCGGGCTGTCGCCGGGCTTGAACCGCGCCTTCATCTTGCCAAACCGGTGCGGCCGGTCGATCAGGCGTTCCCAGTAGCCACCTTTTTCCAGGGCGAAGCGCACCGTCGCGCTGCCGGCATTCAAGTCCTCAGAAAAATAGGTTTCCTGCGTGTACCAGCCTTGAATAACTTCGTGACGAAAGCCCCGGGCAAACTCAAGGTAAGCCCGTGCCGTCGCCGATGGAAATTGCTCAGAGGAGGGGGCCCGCTTGCTCCAATCATTGAACAGGTCCTCGTAAATCTCCTTGAGGTGCCAGCGCTGAGCGCACTTGCTCTCGCGACCACAAATGATCAGCCACGGCTCGGAGTAGCGGGCGTACAACTCCTTTTGACCACAAGCCGGACATTTGCCGCCTCGCAGATAGTCGGTGCTCAAGCGACGCTTGAGCCCGTAGTCCCTGGCGAGGCGCTGCAACACATCGGCATGTAGCGCGGTGGTGAAGGTGTTCACCGACGATTCTTCGCCCAAATGCCGCAGGCCAATACCGTGATCAGCTGCTGTTGCGCCGACATCGCAGGTATCGCCGCATACAAGGCTGCGCGTCGCTCGGTAATAGGAATAGAGCTGAATCGCTCATCATCCCAGTGCTTTTTAAATTGGGCGACCTGCAGCAGGCGTGCGTTATCCAGCAAGCGGCACGCTTCAGTCCGGGTCAGTGTGAGGGTGACGCAAACAGTGTCTTCCATTGAAACCTCGATTTTCAGGCATGGCATGCCCATCACCCCGCAATGCGGGGATGCCAGAAACGGAAATGGGCGTGAGGGCGTGTTACGCGGAAAGCGCTTCGACTTGCTGGATGTCAGTCCAGGCCAGATGTACCAGTTTCGCCGCGAGGCTGGCCGGCACTTCCAGCGCCACAGTCAAGTGACGTTCGGCGCTGCTGAACAGTCGATCAGAGTCGACCAGGTACTCCGCTCGATGGCGCAACAGATAAGCATGCGCAGCATCCTGCATGCAGGTGCGGTAGTCCGGGGTGATGTGGGTGGTTTTCATTGTTTGGCCTCCAGTCCCTGGATCGGAATTTGCTGAGTATCGACTGGCTTCATGGCAGACCGTCGCAATGCAGCATCCGCCAAAGGGAGTCGTACGTCAGGATTCGCCATGCCGCTGGGGCTCATCTCATGCGTCATTTCGAACTGCGCCCGAACCGACCAGCCGCAGGCTTCATTCAGGCACTGCAAATAGGCGACGCGAAGAAAAATGTGAGTGCCTTCGCTCGTGCGTATTCGCATCCGAGACTGACAGTGGGGGCAAACAAGTTTGTAAGTGCTCAATAGCGGCATCCTTGCGTTAAATGAACGGTGTCTCAGTTCCCGGTGCTGATCGTGCCTTCCTTGATACCCAGCAACACAGCGGCTTGGTGAGCCTTGCCGCGACGTCCTTTCTTGCGGCCGTTGAGCAAGTCGCTCACCAGGTTGCTGTTGAGGTCATGCCGGCGGCAGAACTCGGCTAGGCTGATGCCCTGTCTATCCAGCGCTGCTCGGGCTTGCTCGGGTGTGAGTGGGGCGGGCATAGTGTCCATTCGTGTGCATCCGTGTTGATTAGGCGTCATTATGCCCAAAGAGTTGGGCCTGTAAAGGGTGGAAGCTTGAAAAGTTGTGCATCTGATGAAGAGTTGGACGTTGGAGTGGGTGAGCGTTTGCGCGAAGAAAGGACGCGCTTAGGGCTCAACCAGGATGCCTTTGCACAGCAGGGCGGCATCACCCGCAACACCCAGGGCAGTTACGAAAAGGGCGAGAGAAACCCCGATTCCGCCTACCTTACCGCCGTGGCCAAGGCCGGCGTGGACGTATTCTATGTCTTGACGGGCGGGCGTATGCCAGAGCCTGCCGGGGCGCTGGATCCTGCCGAAAACCAACTGATCCAGCAGTTCCGTAGCCTGTCCGACTATGACCAAAAAGCTGTGCATCGCATCGTCGGCGCCATGGCCGAAGTAACCCAGCTTTCCAGCGCCAGGAAATAACTCGTCGAGATTTAGGACATTCGTTACGTTGGATTTCAGTTTTGATTTTCCGCGCTCCTGAGTAACGTTGCGCCCGCAATGCACTTAATGGAGTAGTGGGCATTTGGATCAAGATGAAAAAAAGAACACCCGCATGGAAAAGCCGAACAGCGAAATGTCCGAGTTAAATCAAGAAGAGCGGAATCTTCTTACACGTTACAGAGCTATGTCTGACCAAGATCGCGAATACATCCAGCACTTTGTAAGCGTGCTGACGAGTGCAGGCGCGCAGGCATAACCGACAGTCAAGTAAACGATTCAATTGAAATGCATAAACAAAAAGGAACCCGGCCCAGCGTCGGGTTTTTTGTTAGGTAAATGATGGAGGGCGCCCACACTCGGTACGCCCAACCGCCCCTGAATCCCCAAAATGCAGAGTGCCGTAACCGCTAGGTTGCAGCCTTAAGGATCACTCTCTTGGGGCGGGGAGAAACGGCTTTCACCACATCATCGATCACCGCCTTGCCCATCTCCGTCAGAAAATGCGAAGCCCAGGCGTATCGGTCGGTTTCTTTCATGAAAGCAGCGTCTTCGGCGAGCGATTTAGCCAGGCTCAACAGATCAGATGCCTGTTCCAGCGCCGCTTTGACGGGAACGCCAGCGCTGACCTGGAAGAGCGGGATTTCACCGCAATAAATGAGGTGGGTGTGGCCGATGGTTTTGTCTTCGACTTCTTCGATCATTGGTCACCTCCACTGGTGGAAGCGATAAGACAGAAGACTGAAAGGAATCTATAAGGGTGTATCCGGTTTTCAAGCGGGTTAACGGTGTGCATGGTCTAACTCCTTGACATGAGGAGCTGCCACGTTCGTTTCCAAGCGAATGGGTGGCAGCTATGCGTAGGTTGGAAACCGGGAGTCAAGGAGACCGGCACGCCCGAAGGCGTCCCACGCACAGCTGCCATAAACAACAAACTTCCGAGCGTAAAAAGACGCTGGCGCTTGTGAAGGGCGCTGTTGCGTGACTCGACGGGTTTCCAAGCCCGATCACTGAATGTGCAGTGACGTCCTGAGAATATCCCGCCAAAAGAAAGGCCAACAAGGCGACGCTTGCTGAAAAACGCGATTTGCGTACTTCCTTACGCAACGCGCAGATTTTGCCTACAACTGCGACCTGAAGCCACCCAATATTGGATGATCAGCACTTTTTAAACCTTGATGAGGGGAGTGGCAGTTGGGTTGATGAACGAGATTGTCAGGGGTGATGCTCAAACGGCAGGCGAAAAAAAACCGCCTTTGCGGGGCGGTTTTTTTTGAGCTTCAGCTTGCGGCTGAGGCTCGTAGTGTCTCACGTGGATACACTGGCGTGATCGCATCTTAGTAATCTTCAACTGTCATTGCAACTCAAATCTGCATGTCTTGAGAGGTCAATGCGGCGTCGCTAGTGAGCGGTTTCGATTGTATATTTGCGATGGGTAGTATTGTCAGAAATAACAGTTTACAAAAATTAGGTGTTGATTTGATCTGAAAACCTCAAGAAGAGCTTATCTGTCGGGTCGCGTTCTGCCTTCTAGGTTATTATGCCGACGCTCTCGCACCAGTTTGACGATGAGGTTTGGCCGGTGACATGCCGAATTCATCCCTCTGACACGGCTTTGCATCCGTGCCGGAATGATGGCTCGGAGGGAACTCAACCGGCCGCCTCACGTGGATATACTGGCGTGTATCCCCGAAGGTGTGCATGGTCCGGTAAGCGCACTGGAGGTTTGGCCCCCAACTTTGGAGGCCAAAACGTATGAAGCTTTTATTGCGTACGTTGAGCCTCGTATGGAGATTGTTGAAAGCGTTTCGCTTTTACGAGTTCCTGCGAGACCACTTTGATGACCTGAAGTAACGGTCGTTTGTGTGGGGGAACCCGTGTCAGTTTCGACTGATGCGGGTTTTTTATTGCCCTCAATAAGCTGTCAAAAATAATAATTCAATTAGTTGTTTCTCTGATGCCAGTAGGGCATTTCGTCGGCTTCTGTAGGAATTATCCGGGAGCTCTGAATATACTGGTTATGCGTACAGTATTATTCGCATGGGAACCCGAACCGATGAAATACTCAATCACCGTCACATCTGCCAAATCGTCAAAAGACCTGACTCACTGGCAGGCGATGCTCGCCGACAGATCTGCGCTTTTCGCTCGACCAGGCGCTCACCACAAAGCACTGCTGATCGGAGCCCGCGCGCTGTACACAAACAAGGTGATTGATAGCGACGACCTGTGTGATTTGCTTGAGCTGGCCGATGGAGCGCTGGCCTTCGCAGTGGAATGGATGCTCGACGTCAATAGTGATGAGTAGGCGATGAACAGTCGCTTTGCTTCTGCAGTCCATTTTTCATTCGGGTTCGAATCATGAGTGTCACCATCCTTGGCCCGCTGTTGGCGGGCGGCGAAACGTTCCCGCTTTACTCGTTCCGGATCCCGGCGGGTTTTCCATCGCCAGCGGCCGACCACATCGAAAAACACATCTCCCTGGACGAGCTGTTCGATATCCGAGCGCCGCACGTCTACCTAGCCAAGATCGAGGGCGACAGCATGCAAGGTGCTGGAATCTTTTGCGGCGATCTGGTGATCGTCAATCGCAGCCTCAATGCCGAGCATGGCGACATTGTCATCGCCGGTCTCAACGCCGAACCTATCTGCAAACGCCTTCATCGTCGCGACAACGTGGTCATGCTGCTGTCTGCCAACAGTAAGTATCCGCCGCGCTACGTGATGGAAGGCGATGAACTGGTGATTTGGGGCGTGGTGACCTACAGCGTGCGCGACCATGGCAGGTCGTGATCAGGTCTTTGCCCTTATTGACTGCAATAGCTTCTACGCGAGCTGTGAGCGAGTCTTTCGCCCTGACCTTGCCAAGACGCCGATCGTTGTTTTGAGCAACAACGATCTGAGGGGTGGGAATCGTTAGTAAATCCTGTAGAGTCCGCGCCACCTTCTGAACCCCTCTGGAACAGCAGTTTCCAGGCTTCATAAGGCAATCCATTGGAAGTGTTTTAGGGCAGCGGCATGAGGCTGGTATTCGCAACAAAAGACCTAGCATTAGCAGGTCGATCCTTTGAAGGCTTTCCGTTGCTGATTGGGTCAGAGGGATGGCCAGTCGAGCCAGCTCAATCCTTCCTTTGGCACACGCTTATCGAGTCAGGTGAGGCCCTAAGCGATTTGACTTGGGAAGCCTATGGACGGCGTCTGTACGATTACTTTGCCTTCCTGGAAGCCAATGGATTGGGCTGGGACGAGGAAAGCCCGGCTCACGGTCTGAGTGCTCTGTCGAGGTACAGGGATTGGTCGAGCGGAGAATTAGCACTTGATCCCGGCACGGTGAACAATCGTCTGGCCTTGATCGTGAGGTTCTACCGATGGGCTAAGCAGCGCAACCTGATAACTGTGCTGCCCTTCGGTGAGAAAAGGGTAAGAGTTGCCCAACATTCCGGTCTTCTCAGTCATATCGCTCTGCCCGGAGCCGAGAGCACGAAAGTTTCGGTGATGGTTCGCGACCGAAAGCGCTTGACCAAATTCCTGACCAAGGATCAAGTCAAGGTATGCCTTGCCCTGGATACCGATCCAAGCCACCAGATATTGTTCCACCTCATGGTGCGTACCGGCCTTCGCTCCTGTGAAGCGAGGTCTTTTCCTCTCAAATATGTGTTCAACCCCAGGTTGAAGAAGGGACTGCGCCCAAGGCAAATGATCAGTGTTGCTCTTGATCCTTCAGACATGCATATCAAGTACGACCGGCCTAGAACTATCGACGTGCCATGGTCGTTGATGGAGAGCATGTGGTCTTACTCCCTTCACCAACGAGAGGTTCGTAAGTCCAATGGTGATGGACGTGTTACCGCGCTGCTGCTGACTAATGAAGGCAGGCATTATTCAAAAGATTCCGTAGTGGACGTTATGAAGTCCTATGAAAGAAAGTGCGGTTTCTATGTTCGGGCCCACATGCTACGCCACACCTATGGGACTTATACCTTGCTTGCTCTTCGAAAAAGCAAAGAGTTTGAAGGTGAGCCATTGTTGTATGTCCGAGATAGGCTGGGGCATTCAGATGTGCAAACAACTATGATCTATTTGCATCTCATAAACCAGCTTGAAGCCCAATCCGTCCTTGCTCACGAGGACGAAATTGACATGATGTTTATGACTGATTCGGTTTCGCGTATTTGA